GTGATAGAATTGCTCAGGGAGAATTGGTAAAATCACTTGACTACACCATAGAACAGTGCTATACTAAACCAGTTCAGAAAACAGATCGTAATGGTGGATTTGGTTCCACAGGAGTGTGATATGACTCGTGATGAATTGTTGGATCATCATATGAAACTCTGTGCCGAAGCCAGAGAATTGATGAAACTGAAGAACAAGGATTATGCAGGCAACGAAGGTATTGAACCTTTTGCCAACTTTACCCGTGTGGAGAGCATGGGCATTTGCAAGACAGAACAGGGTTTTATGGTTCGTCTTACGGATAAGATGAGCAGATTGAGTTCATTCATTCGTGCCGGCAAGATGCATGTGGCCGATGAATCTTTCAAGGACACTTGCGTTGACATCATTAACTATATGGTTCTTTTGTCTGCTTATATTGCGGACAAGGATGCTCAAGCATCAGAACAAAAGGTCGAAGAACCAAAGATCTATATTGAGCCAAGATTGCTGACTGAACAAGAATACAAGGGCTGCTGCAAGAACAGAAAATGAATTTCTATACCCACGCCTTCGTGCGCGGTGAGAGGATACTGTGTCGAGGATATGAGAAGTCTTCGACCAGTTCTTCTTATAGACGCACCACAATTGTAAAGAATTACAATCCTTATCTCTTCTGGCTATCCGAAAAGAAGACCGAGTATCGAACTCTCGACGGTAAGTTCGTCGACCGTGTTGACTTCGGTTCCATTCGTGATTGTAGAGATTTCGTCAAGCAGTATGAAGGTGTGGAGGGTATAGAGATCTATGGTAATACGGATTTCACCTATACATTCATTCACGACCAGTTTCCTGGCGAAATTCAGTATGATCAATCCGCACTGAAGGTTTGTTACTTGGACATCGAGGTCGAGTGTGAGGATGGGTTTCCTAGCATCGAAAAGTGCGATCAGCGGGTTAATGTAATCACGATGCGTTTCGTGCAGGGAAACCGTGACAAGACCATAACTCTTTGTCTTGGTAAAGCCAACAAGGAAAACGACCAGCACACTGTGATAGACTACGACGACGAGAGGGAACTCCTCGAAGCGTTTATCTCCGTTTGGCGAGACGAGGATATTGATGTCGTCACTGGTTGGAACATTCAGTTCTACGATATTCCTTATCTTGTATGTCGCATAGAGAAGATGCTTGGTGAAGGAGAAGCAAAGCGTCTTTCTCCTTGGGAAAACATCAAGACCAGAGTAGTGCAGGTGAAGCAGAACGACTATACGGTTTATGATCTGGTCGGTATTGCCGCTCTGGACTACTTTGATCTATATCGCAAGTTTACATTCGTCACAAGAGAGTCATATCGTCTCGACCACATCGCATCTGTTGAGTTGGGAGAGAACAAGATCTCCTATGACGACTATTCCAACTTGCAGGAGTTCTACAAGAAGGACTTTGCCAAGTTCGTCAAGTACAATTACATAGATGTCGAACTGGTAGTCAAGTTGGAGAACAAACTCCGTCTGCTGGAACTTGCAGTTGCTCTTGCATACAACGCAAAGGTAAATCTGTCGGATGTGTTCTCTCAGGTTCGCACTTGGGACGCCATCATCTATCACTACCTTTCCGATCAGGGAATCGTTATTCCACAGAAGATGGTAGAAGAAAAGGAAGAGCAGTTTGCTGGTGGTTATGTCAAGGATCCGCAGACAGGTATGCACAAGTGGATTGCTTCCTTCGATCTCGATTCTCTCTATCCGCATCTCATAATGCAGTATAATATTTCACCCGAAACGAAGGTGAAGAATCCTGCATACTTCCGCACATCTCTTTCTCCAGATTCTGTTCTTCGTATGGTTCGTGGTGAACCTGCCAAGACATTCACCGATCCTGCCGACTATCTTCGTGGTGCCAAGCAAGATGATTATTCCATCGCTGCTAATGGAGTTGCTTTCCGAAAGGACAAGAAGGGTTTTCTTCCAACTCTGATGGAGCGAATGTATGAAGAGCGCAAGATGTATAAGAAGAAGATGCTTGAGTGCAAGCGTCAATTGAAGGAGCGTAAGGATCTATCCGAGCAGGAGAAGACGCAACTGAATATGGATGTTGCCAAGTATCACAACTTTCAACTTGTCCGTAAGATTCAGTTGAACTCGGCATTCGGTGCTGTAGGCAACCAATACTTCCGCTACTACGATCTTGACCTTGCTGAAGCAATCACCATCTCTGGTCAGTTGTCTATTCGTTGGATTGAGATGCATCTGAATCAGTTTCTTAACAAGACCTGTGCAACTAACGATATTGACTACATTATTGCCAGCGATACTGACTCCGTTTACATCAAGTTGGATGAACTTGTAAGCAAGGTTCTGCCAGATTGTACGGACAACAAGAAGATTGTTACATTTCTAGACAAAGCGTGTAGAACGACAATAGGTTCATTCATCAACAAGAAGTATCAGGAACTTTCCGATATGATGAATGCATATGCACAGAAGATGAATATGAAGCGCGAGTCCATCTGCAACAAGGGGATCTGGACTGCCAAGAAGCGTTATATGTTGAATGTGTATATGGGTGAGGATGATGTTCTTCTTGATGTGCCAGAACTGAAGATCATGGGCATCGAAACCACAAGATCATCCACACCACAGGTGGTTCGTGTCGCTCTTAAGGATGCCATCTCTCTTCTTATGACATCGGATGAAGACACTCTTATTTCCTATGTTGATAATTTTAGAAATGAATTCAACAAGATGAAACCAGAGAAGGTTGCGAGAAACAGCAGTTGCAAGGGTATGACCGAGTATGCCGATACTACCACGATCTATCGCAAGTCAACACCCATTCATGTGAAGGGTTCGCTTCTCTACAATCACGCCATAAAATCCCGCAAACTTCTGAAGAAATATCAGTTGATTAAGGATGGTGAGAAGGTGAAGTATGTCTACCTAAAGGTGCCTAATCCGATTGGTGATCAAGTAATATCTTTCTTGGGATCTATCCCAAAGGAACTTGATCTTGAGCGTTTTGTGGATTATAATAGACAGTTCGAGAAGACATTCCTCGAACCTCTCGTCACCATCACCGATGCCATTGGTTGGAAGTGCGAGAAGTCAAACACACTGGAGTCGTTGTTCGAATGAGCATTAAAATTAATCTTGAATATTTTGAAAAGATTCTTCCTTTGATTGAGGAAAAGCACGAAGATGCCGTTCTCACAATGAAGGAACTATCAAAGATGAAAAATGGCAGCATAGACACATACGAGTTCTATACTAGGGAAGCGGAGTTCTATGCCGATATGAAACAAAGAACACTTGATATTATGAAGGATGTGAAGAATGGGAATTTTGGATAAGATCAAAAAGAACAGCACAATCAAGGATTCGTCTGTCCTGTCGCAATCAAAGTTTTTCACCAAGAAGGATATGATTTCGACGAGCATCCCTGTCATCAATGTGGCATTATCTGGTCGTCTTGATGGAGGGTTCACTCCTGGCATCACTATGTGGGCAGGACCAAGCAAGCACTTCAAGACAGCATTCTCCCTGCTGATGGCAAAGTCATATCTGGATAAGTATCCAGATGCCGCTCTCCTGTTCTACGATTCGGAGTTCGGAACACCACAGGGTTATTTCGATACATTCGGAATCGACCAAGATCGTGTCCTCCATACTCCGATCAAGGATGTGGAGGAACTCAAGTTTGACATCATGCAGCAACTAAACAGCGTCGAGCGCGGTGAACATCTGATGGTGATCATCGACTCCATCGGTAATCTTGCTTCCAAGAAGGAAGTCGAGGATGCCATGGAAGGTAAGTCGGTTGCAGATATGTCCCGTGCCAAGCAGATGAAGTCTCTGTTCCGTATGATTACTCCACATCTCAACCTCAAGGACATTCCTATGGTTGTGGTCAATCATACCTACAAGGAGATCGGAATGTATCCGAAGGACATCGTTGGTGGTGGAACTGGTTCCTACTATTCTGCCGACAACATCTTCATTCTTGGTCGGCAGCAGGAGAAGGATGGAACGGAACTCACTGGTTATAACTTCATCATTAATGTCGAGAAGTCGCGTTATGTGAAGGAGAAGTCTAAGATTCCAGTGAGCGTATCGTTCGAAGGTGGAATCAGTCGTTGGAGTGGTCTGCTTGACATTGCACTTGAATCTGGTCATGTCGTCAAGCCATCGAACGGTTGGTATGCACGAAAGGGTGAAGAGACAAAGTGGCGTATCAAGGATACTGATTGTAAGGAATTCTGGCTCCCGATCCTTACGGACAAGACATTCAGCGATTTCGTGAAGACGAAGTATGCGATTTCTAACGGTGACATTCTCACCACAGATGCGGAGATCATGGCAGAACTAGACAAGATTGACAATGATGAGGAATAATGAACACAAACATTCAGAAGGTAATACTTCAGAACCTCGTACACAACGAGGGGTATTCACGCAGAGTAATACCCTTCATCAAGGAAGAATACTTTTCAGAGAACAGTGAAAGGCGAGTATTTCGCAAGATCTATGAATATATCAATCAATACAATAAACTACCAAATGGGGACGCGCTTACCATATCCTTACAGAATGACAAGGATCTTACACAGACCGATTACGAGAAGTGTCAGACCTTGGTCGGAGATCTCCAGCCAGTCAAAGACGACGAAGATTGGCTTGTGGACGAGACTGAAAAATTCTGTAAAGACCGCGCTCTATACAACGCTATTCTGGAATCCATTCAGATCATCGAAGGTAAGAGTAAGAGCAAGACTCCTACCTCTCTACCCTCCATACTGTCCGAAGCGTTGGCCGTCTCGTTCGATACAAACATTGGACATGATTTCCTCAAGGATGCAGAGAAGCGATATGACTTCTATCACAAGGTCGAACAGAAGATTCCCTTCGACATTGAATTCTTCAACACCATCACTAACGGTGGGGTTCCTCAGAAAACACTCAATGTTGTCATCGCTGGAACGGGAGTCGGCAAATCGCTATTCCTGTGCCACCATGCAGCGAATTGTTTGATGCAGAACAAGAATGTCCTCTACATCACCTGTGAGATGTCGGAGGAGCGTATTGCAGAGAGAATTGATGCCAACATTATGGACATCACTCTTGACGATATGAAGACTCTCACCAAGTCGATGTATGGTAAGAAACTCTACAATGCGACCAAGGGAGTGACAGGACAACTCATCATCAAGGAGTATCCAACTGCCACTGCCCATGTCAACCATTTCCGTCATTTGCTTGACGAACTGTTGCTGAAGAAGAAGTTCAAGCCAGACATCATCTTCATTGACTATCTCAACATCTGTTCTTCCGCAAGAGTCAAGGCATCTGCTACGATGAGTTCGTATAGCGTAGTCAAGGCAATCGCGGAGGAGTTGCGTGGTCTTGCCATCGAACGGAATGTACCTGTATTCACAGCAACACAGGTAAACCGATCTGGTCACAACAATACCGACATCGGACTTGAGAACACTTCCGAGTCGTTTGGTCTTCCCGCTACTGCTGATCTTATGTTTGCTTTGATTGGCACGGAGGAACTAGATCAGAAGAATCAGATCATGGTCAAGCAGTTGAAGAACCGCTACAACGAGTTGACGAGAAACAAGAAGTTTGTCGTCGGAATCAATCGTGCAAAGATGAAATTGTATAATGTAGATGCATCCGAGCAGGATGATTTGATAGGAACTGGCGAAGAGAACGATGTTGGATCGTCCGGCCATGGTGAGAATATAATCAAGAAATTCAAGAAGAAAGGTAATACAAATGACTGGAACATTTAACGGAGAGTATCGACAAGTGCAGAGCATCGCGTATAATGACACCCGTTCCTTTGAGGAGCGTTTTGCTGCCCTTCCATTCGTTCGTGACGAGGATCTTCCAGAGTGGGAAGAATGGGCGTTGAGAGCATTCCCTGACGCCAAAATTTATGTCAATAATAACTGATAAGAAGTTCCTCTCTATGGTTGCCTCTTCCTTGGAGAAGTTCACTTGGAAGAAGGACAATCTTGCCAACTGTAGATGTCCTCTCTGCGGCGACTCGCAGAAGAACAAGAACAGAGCGAGAGGTTATTTCTATCAGAAGGGTAATAATCTTTTCTACAGTTGTCATAACTGCGGCATAAGCACAACTCTATATAAGTTTCTAGAGCAAGTTTCTCCTGCAATGTGCAGAGAGTATGCCTTGGAACGATGGAAGAGCGGAGAAAATGGACATTCAAATTATGCAAAGCCTAAATTCAAATTTGAGCAACCTGTATTCGATGGAGCGAGAATTGATCTACCTTCGATGGTGGAACTGTCCGATGACCACGAGTGCAAGCAGTATGTCCTTTCTCGCAAGATCCCAGAGAAGTTTCATTCGGATCTTTTCTATGCTGAAAACTTTGCCGAGTTCGTGTCTAAGTTTGTTGAGGACAAGAAGGTTGGAGAAGAACCTCGCCTCATCATTCCTCTCAGGGACGCAAAAGGTAGATTGATCGGTTTTCAGGGTAGAGCAATCTATCCAAGTGAAGTAAAGTATATCACGATCAAGTTCAATCAGGAACAGCAGTATCTTGCATATGGTATGGATACTGTGGATCTAGATCAGACGGTGTATGTGCTTGAGGGTCCGATTGATGCTATGTTTCTTCCCAACAGCGTGGCAATTCTTGGAATGAATCACGAATTGGATCCGAGTGTGACGGATCCAGTATTCGTTCTTGACAACGAGCCACGAAACAGGGAAGTGCTGAAGCAGTATGACAACTTGATAGAAGATAATCGTAAAGTGTGCATATGGGCAGATGGTATAAAGGAAAAGGATGTAAACGATATGGTTCTGTCGGGTAAGACACCGAGAGAAATCATATCTATCATCGAAAGCAACACATACAGCGGGATGTCCGCGAAGTTGAGATTTGCAAAATGGAAAAAACTGTAATAAAAGTATTGGATCATGGTCATGTTCAGTATGTCTCCCATATGGGTGATGATCTTACCGTAGCAAATGCGGCAAGAGTGTCGTTCAATAAAGAGAGCGATTGGGAAGAGCAGGATGGGATGACCTTCCTTTCAATCAAGGACGAGAAACTAATCAAGTATCTTGCGAAGAACCATCACTGGACGCCTTTTGCCCATCCGCAGATCACCCTTCGTATCAAGGCACCGATCTTCGTCAGAACCCAACTTTTCAAGCACAAGGTTGGATTTGTGGAGAACGAAGTTTCCCGTCGATATGTTGTTGAAGAGCCACAGTTTTATACGCCAATATGGCGAAATGCACCGACAGATGGCGCCAAGCAGGGAAGCAGCGGATTTGTCACGGAACCGTCTATTCTTATGATGAGTGGTTTCCGAGAAGCGGCAGAAAAGTGTGTAGAGGTATACAACGGACTACTGGCTTCTGGTGTCGCACCAGAGCAGGCCAGAAGCATTCTACCCCAATCCACCTACACGGAATGGTGGTGGACGGGATCATTAGCAGCGTTTGCCCGCGTCTACAAGCAGCGTACAGACGCTCACGCACAGTGGGAGGTTCAGAGGTATGCTGACGCTATTGGAGAGATAATTCGTCCTCTCTATCCCATTTCGTGGGAGCAACTTGTTTCATAAATAATAAGATGAAGAAAGTATCCGATATTATAATTCGACTAGGAATGGCGCGTTTTGGACACGAGTTCAAGACAACTGC